TACAACGTGCCATGAACTTAATCCACCACACTCCATCGCTTACCGAGTATCCCTACAGCTTGTGGCGACTGCGCAAGGACAACCCCAACGTTTCGTTTCCCGACAATCCGACTGCTGCGGACATAGCGCCATTCAACGCTTACTGGGTGACGCTCACCCCGCAGCCCGAGGTAGACCTGCGGACTCACCGGGTAGACGAGGCACCTCTGCCCACCCGCCGCAGTGATGGCAGTTGGGAGCAGGCCTGGGTGGTGCGCGATGCCACGCCGGAAGAGGCCAGCGCCTACGCCGCCGCTAATGCCCCGCAGCCCGATTGGCTGGCGTTTGGCGTCGCGTTGGCAACGAGCCCGGCCATTGCAGCGCTTTACGCTGCGGTCCCCGGCCCAATGGGTGACGGCCTAAGCATCGGGCTATCCAAGGCGGGCGATGGCGACCCCAGGCTGTTTTTGAGCTTTTGGGCGCAGCTGCTGGCGGCTGGTGTGATCACACCCGAGCTACTAGGGGTGATGGGCGCCCTGGCTCAGCAGTTCAATCTTCCTCAAACATTTGTTAATGCTTTGAGCGGTGGCGAGCCATAGGGCCTTGCGGCATTTGCCCCTTGGTCTTGCGCCGTTACGCTGCACAGGTGCAGCTATCTGGCCTAGTGGATCCAGCCTCGATCATCGCCCTGCTGGGCCTCGGCGCCACTGGAGTAGCCGCTCTCTGGAAGATCGCCAACGGCCTAGGCAAATTTGAAGCCAAGACCACAACGATCCTTGGTGCCATGCAGGTGATGCTGGAGGACCACGAAGACCGGATCCGCACGATCGAACGCAACTTCTGACATGGAAATGCTCGCCGAATACGTCTCCCTGGCGGTCGCCATTCACGGCGTTGCCCTGGTGGTGGTCAACCTCACCCCCACCCCAAGGGACAACGAAGCGCTCGATGGCTACGCCAGGCTGGTGGTGAAGGCCTACCGGGCTATTGAGATTCTGGCCGGGGTCATCTCCCCTCGGGTAAAGCGCTAGGGCCTGCAGGTCAGATACCAGCCATTGGAGCCCCCCGGCATCCAGCGGGGGTTCCAGTTCTTGCGGCTGTAGATCACGCCCGCACCCTTGGTGTTCCTGGTGTAGCCACCCGACACCAGCAGGGCCTCACCGTTGGGGTCGTTGTGGATCCAGGCGGCCTCGGTGTAGCCAATCACCACCGACCAATGCCCACCGCCCCTGGGGGCGCTCACGGGCCCGTGATGAAGCCAGCCCACTGCAACGGGCCTGCCAGCCCTGATCTCTTTCTCCAGGGCCCATGGGGTGCCATTGGTGTGGAAGTCGGCCTTGAGCCCCAGGGACCGCAGCGCAGAGAGCTGTGCCTGCGCCGATGTGGTGTCCCCGTGTTTGGCGCGGATGGCGTTGTATGCGTCATCGCTGGGGATCTTGCCCCAGAACATCGCCAACATGGCGCAGCTGGAAGAGAAGCATTCGCGGTAACCAGTGCCGCTTCTGTTATCTAGCTGGCTCTGCCACTTCACCTTGAGTGGGTTACTGATTGGCGCGGCCATGATGGATAAAGCTCTGCACTGGTGTAATTGTGGCTGACCTCGCCAAGGAACTCGAAGAACTCCATGCTTCTGTCGTGCGGACCGTCCGCGATCGCATTGATGCCGGCGGCTACGACGACGAGGGCAATCCCAAGCCCACCAGCAACGACGATCTGCGCGTAGCCCTGCAGCTGCTCAAGCAGAACAGCGTCACCGCCACCCTCAGCCAGGACGACACGGCAGCCCTGCGCTCGAGGATGGCCAGCAAGCTGGACTTCTCTGCCCTGAAGGACAAGCCCAACGTGGTGCCGATGGTGCGGCCTAATGACGCTGCTAGCGCTTGACCCCCCCGTGAGCCATTGCCCTCGGCTTTGGCTCCCACCCCAGGGCAAGGGCATCAATACAAGAGCCGGTTTCGTCAAACCACGCTTGCCGCATCGCGTCCTCGAGCTCGTCCTGACGGGTGGCCTTGGCCTTCTCCTGGTCCTGGGCTGCGGCATCGGTGAAAAACTTCACCCCCAGGGCCAGCGCGTCGATCCGGTCGTCAAAGGTCAGTGCCCCCCGCTCGGTCGTGATGCGGCTCAGCTGATACATCAGTGAGCGCTGGTGACCCGTCTCTGGGTCCCGCTCGGCATCGTGGTAGTCGCGGCGGATCAGCTCACTGCTCACCACCAGCCGGTGCTGCTGCACCAGCGGCGCCAAGGTGTCAACGATGCGGCGTTCCTTCTGCTGGCTGACGCGCACCTCCTCGATCGACACCGGATGGATCTTTGCCATCGCCGGTGACAGCAAGGCGGTGAACATGCCATCGCCCATGTTGCTCTCCGCCACGCAGTAGTTGACGTTCCAGCGCTCGGCCTTGGTGGCCAGCATCGACAGCACCTCCGGTTCATAGCCCCGGGTTGTGCCGCCGCTCTCGAGCAGGAACATGTTGCCGTTCAGCTCAGCGATCACCGCCCAGGCAAGTTCATCACTGCCGCGGCCGGAGGGGTCGATTGCGAGCACGCAGCGCCAGGTCTCGTCTTGCGGCACCCAGCCATTCACCACCGCCGGCCGGTGGTAGTAGCGATCGGCGCCCATACCCACGCACAGCAGGTCCTGGATGCGCTGATCAGGGCTGGAGGCCCACACCACCACCTCGGGTAGGGCCTTGCCATCTAGATCCATCACCAGCAGGTCACCCAGGCGGATCGGGTAACGATCCAGGGTGGAGAGCCGGCAGTTGAGTTGGAACTGCAGCTGCACGGAGGCCCGGGTCATCCGGGTCTCGCGCTTCAACAGCTCATGGTGTCCAAAGCGCTCGGGATCGGTTGGGTCCCCCGCCAGATAAGGCTGTGTCTCAACCTCATCGGCAATGACAGGCGAGAGGTTGCCCTCGTAGCACTCCCACTCGTCCGGTTCGCGGGGGTTGGGGTATCGCGCCGGCCAGAACCGAATCGAATAGTTCCGCTCGCGCACCAGCCGCAGGTACAGCGAGCTCTCCAGGTGGGGGGTGCCCAGGTAGCGGATCTGCCGCGGGAAGATTTGCCGGATGCCTCCCTGGGTGTAGTCCTTGGGTGCATTGGGATCAAAGCCCGGGTCATCGGGTTTGATGATTGCTTCGAGCTCGGTAACGGCCTGGGCCAGTCGTTCCTGCTTGAGCGGTGTGATCGAGTTGTTGAGGGTCTCGATGTCGTCCGGTAGCGCCAGGGTGCAGCGCTTGCCGGTGAGTGATGGGCTCAGGATTCCCACAGTGCGGACACTCGGGCTCTGATCGATCACCGCCGGGCCTACATCAAAGGCCTTGATCGAGGACCGGCCATCAGTCCGTGGCTCAAGGCAGCGGAGAATGTCTACGTCGCGGATGCAGCGGGCCATGAAGGTGGCGACCTCCTCGGCCTTCTCGGCGGTGGCCGCCGGGATCAGCACCTTCTCGGTGAAGGGGTCATGGCGCAGCCGCCACAGGGCATAGCCACCGGATGCAAACGATTTGCCTAGCCCCCGATAGGCGGCGGTGATACTGCGATCGGGGCCGTTGTCCATCCAGTCGGCCACCTCGATCTGCCGCATGGTGGGGGTGTCAGCGAGGTTGAGCTCTCGCAGCAGGTAGCAGAGGAAGTGGGGGAAAGGCCACAGCTCGGGGGGCAGCGGTTCCCATCTCATGAAGAGAGCCCTCCCACCAGAAAGGCAGAAGGGCTCTCCCAACAACCACCATCACCGAGCAGACGGTAAACGTCGCGCTGCGGCTCAGGTGAACCTCCCAGCACCACCTGGGTTGGTCTTGGCACCTTAGCCGGCAATGAAAGCCTCATTCACCTCAGGGGTGGCAAGGTCATCGCCCTGGAACTCACCCTTCTTGGTGCGAGCGCGGGTCTTGGGTGCCGGCTTCAGCTGTTCAGCCAAGGCCGCTTCGGCAGCAGCTACCACCTCATCAGGAACATCGGATCCGTACTGCTGGAGACCCAGGCGAATCCGGTCGCTGTTGCTGACGTACACGGGTGGAGAGCAGATAGCTCAAGACTACCCAGGTTGCTGCGGTCATTCCAGGGAGTCCTGAAACTGCTGCCATAGATGGCCGCGGCGGCTGGGGCCCCCAACGGCAGCTAGGTAGGGGTTGATCAGGAAGTAGGTCTCGCCGGTGTTGCGGTCATTGACGCGGGAGATGATCAGCTGCTTACGCAACCGGCTGATGGATGCCCGGCAGTTGCTGTCCAGGATCCCCAGCTGAAGTGCCAGACCACTGGGGGTGATCTGAGCCCGACCGCTGCGCCAGTTGACGTTGCCCAGCAATGCCATGAGCACAGCCAGGTCCCTCGGCTGTAGCTCTTTGTTCTTGACGCCGAGCACAACCTTCTCGCAAAGCTCCTCAGGGAAGACCATCACGAAATTCTCGGATCCGTTTTCTCTAGGCTTCAAAGGTCAGTACCTGCTTGCTGTCGGCCCCGCGACTCCTAGGTGTCACTCCTAGGTGTCAAGACACCCCCTCTGGTTGCGACCCAGTGGGGGCAAGGGGTCTTGCTTTGCTATTTAAGCAGTTTTCCATACATAGGTGGAGAGCAACTCCCTTCCCCACTGCCAAATCTGAAACGCTCTCTGATCTCTCTTCTAGAGGGAGAAAGCAATCCAGGGACACGGGGCAGACACACCTAGACCTGCACCCACCTTCCCAACCCCTACACCCTCCCGCAATTCCCAGTTTTGGGTCGCGTGATGTGGTGGGGTCCCCAACGCGGCGCGTCCGGCGTTCCCCCCGTGGCCCCCTCCTTTGCCCTGTGTGGCCCTGGGGGGG